GTGTATAACTTCTTTGCACTACCTGCAGTTACTTCTTGTCCTGCTCCAAATCCTGTACTCATATTTTATATGTATTTAAAATTTGAGGGTCTTTTAAGGCGACCCTCTTTACCTATAGTTAATTAATAATTAAGCCCATTCGTTAGTTTCTACTGCCTCTTGTACTGGCTCATCTGGCTGTACTTCTGGCTCTACTTCTTCCATAATTGGATCATTGAGTTCAGCAGCTGCTACCTCGTTAATAACAGAATTAGTAACTTCTTCTACAGACATCTCGCCAGTATTAGTTTCAATAATATCTGATGAAGAAACTATAGGAGATAAAGCATAAGCTTCAACTTCTGTAGAATCAAACTCAGTTAATTTAAACTCAATATTAGTAGAGTCATCTCTTTCTAAGAAATTAAATATCTCGTTACAAGCATGAGTAGAGCTAATAGCCTTACCTTTCTCTGATGTATCTTCTCCAAAAGAAACTCTGTTTTTAGAAGTCTTGTAAGTTACATCAACTTCTGATCCTAGGTTAGCTGCATTGGCAAGCAATACTCTCTTTGGAGAATTATCACCCATCTCTACAGATGCAAGAACAAGTTGTTGAACTGTTCCAACTTCACAATTTAGCAATTCTGCTGCTTTAGTGTTCAATAGTATTCTTCTTGATTTCTTAGCACCTTTCTGGCCTTCTATAGTAACCACTGCTAAATCTGCGTATTTATCATTTGTTGTTGTTGTCGGATTTTGACCTAGTCTTTTAGTTCCGAAAATAATTGTTGCATTCATAATCTTTGTTGTTTTTTAATATTAGTTTTTAATTTATTTTAATTTACTATCCTTCTTCGTACTTTGTAATAGCATCTAGTACTGCAAGCATATCGTTATCTACGACATCTCCTGCAAACATACCATCAGGACTCTTTGCCATATTAGTTGTATTGTTTTGAGTCATGAATCCGTAATGGATATCATTACCTTTCTTCTCAACAATAGTCTCTAGTATTACACCGAACATACCTTCTGGCTTAACTACATCTTGTACTAATTTACCACCTGGTACACCAAATACAGTTTTGTCTACTCCATTAAAAGATTTAGTCTCTGTGTGTGCCATAACTATTACAGTTAGATCTTCACGTAAAGGGTCAATACCTTTTAATGTTTTGTATACATTTTCTCCCATTTCTGTGAACTTTGCATAACCAACTGTTTTAGCTTTGTCCATAAACTCGCCAATCATAGCATAAGTAATAGTGTCTATTACAATTGTTTTGATATCAGCTCTGTTTTTACTTACAAATGACATAGCTGCTCTAATTTTCTCCCAATTTGTAGTTTTCAAATAATTACAAGTGTTAGGATTAAACATACCTGCTTCATCTTTCATTATGTAATTCTTCTTCCAACCTCTAAATGGAGGTGCTTTCTCGTCAGGACATATAATAAATGTCGTTGTTGGGTCTAATGTTCTCAGTGCATAGGTTTTACCTGTACCACTGTAACCCGTAATCAATAGTTTGTTTGCCATTTTTTAAGTTGTTTTGGTTTTTAATTTATTTTCACTCTCTTCGTAAGCAGCAGTCAGTAGATCTTTTGACATTAAGAATGCAAGCTCTCTTTTAGAGAATGCTCTTTCTATCTTTTGTGCTACATATGCTACTGGGTTTTCATTGTCAGAATCTATTACTAGATCTGTAAACAAACCTGCATGTCTTTCTTTAAAAGATTCAAGATCTGTAATCCCACAGGATACCAAATCACTTTCAAAGTTAGTCATATCATAGTCTGCATGTTCTGGAATTTCAGGATCATCCTTACTTTCCTTTCTATTAAAAAAATCACTCATTTGTATTTTTATTTTACTTATTTGTTAACGATTTTTGTGTTGGTAAATATACCACTTTTTTTACTTATTGACAAGGTTATTAACAGATTTATACTATATTTAGTTGTCTAATTTTATCTACTAAATCTTCGATAGAACCGTCATTTTCTATTACATAGTCAAATCCATCATAATCATCTAAAGCTGTTTCTGATAGGTGAGGGTTTACATCAATAGCTCTTGTACCATTATCTCTATTAATCCTAATAACAATACCACCTCTATCTTTAATACCTTCAACTTCATTAGGAAATCTAACATCTGTTATTATCCATTTAGGATAAACCCAAGAGCCTTTTATATTTTTACCTGCAGAACCTTTATAGTCAAATCCTAAAGGGTTATAATCAGCAAACAAAGCATTTACCCATATATTAGGGTGAATAATCTGTCTACCTGCTTCAGTACCTAAAAGTTGTAAGAGTTTACGAGGTGTTAATAATGAAGAAAATGTACTTTCTTCTTTACAAACTAAATCACAATTATCATCGTTAAAATATTGCCTCCACTCTTCCCCTAGTTCTTTATCCTTAAACTCTCTATCTTCTAGTTGACGTATATCACATCCTATCAAAACTGATACTATCCATTTAATAGGATAAGCAAACTTTTTATTTTCATACTTTCTATGAACAAAAAATGCATTAGACATATAATCTGAAAAGTTTTTCCAATCATCTTCTTGAGCTAAATAGCCTAATATATGAAACATTAGGTCTTTTCCTGATCCGATTTTACCGGATATTCCTATAAGACTACTCATTACTTATCAAGTCTAAATCCATACATAACCGGGTGTCTTGGAACTCCTGTATCAGAGTATTCAAAGAATCTTAACTCACAAGTCTTGCCGATGTGCTTAGCTTTATTTGCTAGCAAGTCTACAGCTTCCTCATGTGATAATGATAATCCTGCACCTAACTCATTGTTTTCTGCACCTTCCCAAGCAAATATAGGCTTACCGTGTGTAGGCCTTTTCTCTGACGGTATTACATCTAACAATGGTAAAGCCAAGTCAGTAAAGTCTTTAAGCTTTAACAAACTAGAACTTCTTCCATTAAGTTTGTATCCTTCATCACCATGACGAACAATAGTACCTTCGTATCCTCTAGAAATATTGTAGCAATGAAAATCCAATAACTCTTCTCTATTATTAATAGGAACAGTTTCTACTAACTCTATACCTGGATGTCCTTCAACGTATTCTCTAAGTGTTAAGTATCTCTCAATAAATGGAGCGTCCATGATCATATCATATACATGATGCTTAACATTTATTGTATCAGGTCTTATCTTTTTGATAACTCTCATATTCTCTTGAAAACTTAATCCATGAGCATACAATTCTCCATCAATGACAACTTCATGCAATATGTCATGGTCAGTAATCTTAACGTGTGGTACTGTAGTTATCGCATTACCTGATCTAGAAATTAGTGTTCCAAATGAGCTGTTTAAGGCTCTCATTCCATCTAACTTAGGTTGGGCGTAGCAAGGATATGATACTTTCTTTTCTTCTTTACCAAACACTTTGGCCAGCATTGGAAGTATTACTACTTCATCAATTGCCTCTTGTTGTGCTTTAAAGTATCCTTCTTTAAGCTTCTTTATGTATTTAGCTTTAGCTTCTATCTCTGCTTGTCTTTCAGCTGTAGTCTCATTGGCTCTCCCAATATTCTTAGCTTCACACTGACTAACATTAGTGACATGCTTACCATCTAAAATACCAGACACCTGAACAATTGTTGAACCATCTGTAGTAATATCTAAGAACCTAATCTTACCTTTACTGTCTTTTTTGTATAATAACATTTTTTAGTTTTTAAATTATTGTCCGAAATTTTTGACAGCTCTAGGTTTACTTACTCTACCTAAAAGTCTATCTGCTGTATCATAAAAAGGTTGTAGCCTTGCGGGCTCATTACTTCTTGGCAACTCTTTAAATCTATTAGTTGCACCGTCAAATAAATAATGAAAATATTTATTAGGTGCTCCAAATCTATTTTTAAGTATTTTAGTTGCTCTGAAACAGTCTCTGAATCTTCTGATATCATATCCATGATAATCTTCAAATCCATATCTATCAGGTGAATAAACACCAATTACCACTTTTGCATCACGCTGAATTTCCTTATTGTTAGCGAAATTTGCCAAAGAAGGTTCAGTCTTTTTCTGAACACTATCACCCTTGTTAGTAAATTGCTCTTTCTCGCCTGATTGCTCTTGTTGTATTACATTTACAACAGCCCAATTCCAATGCTTAGTAACTTGCTTCAAAGCATAGTTAGTACTCCATTGTGCCATGGTCTGATGTTGAGTCATCATGTTTGAACTTCCTTTCATTTTCTCAGAAGTCAACAAACTCATGTGGTCAACTACAACTATAGTAAATGCATTTGGATCATTAGGAATATAGTGACTGTACACTTTTACTGTTTCTTTCTTAGTGTATTTCGTACCATCTTCATTAACTTTCTTCTTTATAAACTCTTTGTCTTCAAAGATATGTGTACCATTTTTGTCAGCATAATCTCTACAGTATTTGTAGATGCCGGTTGGATTGTACACTGAGTCTATAATTTCTACATTCTCTAGTAAGGTCTCTACATCATCAATGTTAGATTCTATTAGATTCATTAAGTTCTGGTCAAGAGATTTTTCTCTAAAACCTTGAAGTGTCAATAAATCCATTTCAATCTGACATCTTGATGATATAAAATTACATATCATTGTATCGATAAATTCTTGTTCCGACTCTTCGAGTGCAAAATAGAATATCTTTAAGTTGATATTGTGCTTTAACGCATACTCTAGAGGCTCTCTAACATAAAGAGCTTTAGTCAATTGAGTTTTACCAACACCTGAACCTGCAGTAACCATCTGTATCATACCTGGAACTACTCCTGGTACAGACTTTGAAAGCTTAGGATAATTTTCAAATGGAATACAAAATATTGCACCATTGTCTTTATCATCTTTAATCTTCTTGAGCTGTTCTACCCTTCTTTTTACTTTTCCTATTACTTTTTCTATCATAAATTATTTGGATTTTGTATTGGGTCTATAACTTCTGTCATTGTACATACATGGCCATCATTCCAATTTGGACTAGGTGGTATATAATTACCAACACTAGTAAATCCAGTACCACATTCTTTACATCTATATCTTTTCATTTACATATAATCTTCGTTTTCATACTTGTTTTCTCCTGTATCACTGTCTAGAAGGTATGAATACTTCTCGTGATAACCCTCGTTCAACCATCGGGTAGCCTCGACCATGTATTCTAGGTCGCCTGACTTTGTCTTGTCCTTAACCTCTAGTTCAAGTACTCTAATTGCAACTTCTTGCTTTTGAGCATTATTCCTAAATATTAATTCCCATTTCTTTCTTAGTTTTTTACCCAACATTGTATCAGCTGCAGCAGGCGATAAAGCCCTCTGACCACCGTGTTTTTTACGAACTGAAGTTGGATATGTCCTAAGCCATTTGATAAATAAATCGTCATCTAAGACAAAGAATATAGATGCTTTTTCTCTAAGAAATAAGCCATCTTTACTCACTTTAATAAATCCTTTGCTTTCTAAATTTGTCAATGATTCTAGACTAGTATCTAAGATACCGGTTATTACAAAACCGTTGGCAATATTATATAATATTAAGTATTCATTAATTGATATCTTGTTCTTGACAATATCACCAATCGGCAGTGTTATATTATCCATGATATGTTATGTATTTTTTATTAAAATTTTCCATTGATTTTCTAAAGTAAACCTCGTCCTGTGTATTCTGAACTACAAGTAAATGCATTTCAGGAAACTCATGTCTAAGGCACCTACCTAACATTTGAAAGAAAGATCCAATTCCACTATCTAATTGTGTTATTATTCCTCTTTCTATATTTGTTAAGTTTACTCCCTCTCTTAGCATCTTTACCGCAAATAATTCAGTACACTCTTCGTTGTTGAAGCAGTCAATCAATTGTTGATTTAACTTATCATCATTCTTAGAGTGTACTGCACTATCAGAGCCTAGCTCTTTAACTTGCTTTATGGATCCTGTGAAGCATATAAACCTTGCATTATCTAATCTAAATTGCTTTACCAGATCTTTAACAGGATGCGTCTTAACTTCAGCAATGAATTTCTTCCTTGTTGATGCTATGTTTAGGAACTTGTTCCTGCATCCTACTCTCACTGGGTAGGGTATTTTTAGATCTTCTGATAATTCTTGATAATAAACCATTTGTTTAGTCAGTGCTGTATAAGTTTCTTGCTCAGTTCCTTGACATATAATACCCCAAGCTTTTGGAGTATTTTTTAAGGTCATGAACAGATCTTTATGACTACACTTTTTAAACTTACCTGTTTTCTTATCTTTTGGCATTCTTGCTTTGTATTCCCATAATTTGCCACGGACAATCTTATCGTTGAGGTATATTTTGTGAACCACCAATGATGGTTCAGGCAATAACTTCAATTCAAATGCTTTGTCCAGAGAAATAGTATAATAATGAACTTTTTTACAAAGTCTATTTATTAATTCCTTTTTCTCTTTGGGTATAGTAGCAGAAAGAAAGATGAGCTTGGTGCCTTTTTGTAGCACTTGTCTTAAATGCTTTATCCTTAACGGAGTTAAAGCATGACACTCATCTAACACAACAAAATCAGCCTTGTCATTTTGATTCTTAAGAGATGCATACAATATAGTTTTCATGGATTTTTCCACTTTACTCATTTTGTGCTTCTTAATATCTAACAACCAATTCTTTTTGTGTGTACTTTCTTTGCAAATTAAATAACCTTTAGCTTTAGGGTTACTCTTTAATATATCATTTACAATCTTAACGGCAGCAAGGGTTTTACCCGTACCAGTTGACCATTCAAGACAGATAAATCTGTTTTTCCTGCTTAACTGTACTGCCTTAGATTGTATTGAATCTTTAGGAGTCATCATCGTCTGATCTCATTCCTTTAATCATATTTTCTACAATATCATCAATCTCTTCATCAGTGATGTTTTCAATGTCTTTTGCATTGATCGCTAATCCTTTGTCACCATTAGGAAGATCAACATTCTTTGAACGTCTATTTTCAATTCCTTCAAATAGTTTATTCATTGGTGTGTT